TGAGTAATCGTCTATGATTGTCTTAATTCGTTCTTTAATCTTCATTATCACCTCTCGTTTAATTGTATTTATTCTTACCTTCATATGAGTTATTTAACCTCTCATTGCCACCGCTTTTAGCGACTCTTCAGCGAGCGATTCCGAGTATATTCCCATACTATAAAACTTCGTCCAACTCTGTAGCACTATAAGCACTACCAGTATCGTCTTCGTTGTTTGTAAATAAGTCTATAATCTCTTCTGGATACGCCTTATTAAAACTATCTTTAACTAGTTCTAAAACTAATGTGTGTTTCTTTGATACGATAGAAACTTGGTGTCTAGCGGCACTTACTAGGTATCGTCCTGTAAGATATACGTCTTGGTCTTTCTTATCGTTATCTGTTGCAGGCGCAAACTTGGGCATACTAAAGTGTACTATATCGCCTATGTTTATTTCAGTAGAACCTGGTACTGTAATCTCTATGTTAAGAGCGTTTACGGCTAGATGTTGACTTATACGTTTTTGTAGTATTAATTCTACCTCTGGCTGTTCGTAATCATTGTGTATCTTTGTTGTCGTTGATTGTAGATACAATGCGCCTTCGTTTTTACTACCAAATGTACTACCCTTATCGTAATTAAAGAAAGGTAGTATACCATTGTTGTCTATCTTACCACCTTGTGCGTCCATCTCTAAATGATTTTGATTAGAATACTCTAAATTATAGTCAAAGTCAAATGTATTAAACTTCTTGCTAAATAGATCGTGTGTGAGTAATCTACTTGAATATACACCATTATTTGTATTAAGTAAAGTGTTAAATTGTGATAGTATTCTAAAGTCTTCAACAGATTGTAAATTGTATATATCGTCTTCGCCTGTATTTTTTACTTTTGGTGAGTATCTTGCCTTGATGGGTCTTGGTGATCCATCTTTTTTACAAAATAGTCCTTCATATGATTTAAATTGAAAACCATGTGCGTTCTCATAAAATAGAAAACCACTGTTCTCATAGTTTAATGCTCTACTATTCTTTCGTATCATCTTAATTGCAGTTGATGGTTTAACTCTAGGCATTACCACTTTGTAAACACCTTTTGTTTCTTCCACTAATACATCTTTTTTTGTCTTTAGATAGTTGTAACATAAATCTAATATCATCTGGTCAGTAGAACCTGTAAATGCCTGTGATACTCTGTCTTGGTTATCTCTTATCGCCTCAAGTGATATAAACTTTAGTGTGTACATCTGCGATCTAGGATTGGCGCCTTGTCTATTTTCTAAAGCATAGACAAACATAGGGTGACCTGACTTGATAGAGAAGTCAAACCCTTTTGTTGTACCTGGTGTTCTAAAGAAAAACTCTAGTCTCTCAAAACCTGTAATTGGTAATTCTTGTATGGCGTTTGTACCATCTATCAAAGTCATATCACCTGATAAAAACGGACTATTTAAATCTTCGTATATATTAAACTCAACTAATAGGTTTCTTATGTCAAGTCTTTTAGGTGTACCAGAGTCATCTATTGACGTATAGGATACTAGATTTACGGCACCTAGTTGAAAGGCACCAGGTCTATCATATTTCACCGCCATTATTTCCTCACTAGTGTATTAAATTCTTCAATAAATGATGTTAGATATTGTTCGTTAAGTAGTTTTATTTTTCTTTTCTTATCTTGTAAACGTTGCTCAAACTCCCGATTAGAGACGCTTTGCGCCCCCGTAGCGTCACTGTTTACCTCTATCTTATGTGAATAGTCATCTGGACCATCACCAGTCGTTTTACCACTTGATGTTGTCAATTCGTAATGATGTATACCATCTGGGTTTGAATACTTGTCTCTAATAAATGTCTCAAAAGTCTGATCACTCATAGGCCAGTCATAAAATGCATCTGTTATATTGTTTGTAAGTAATATAACCCAATGATATGCTGCTGATCCAAAATGTTTAAATGCTGTATCCTCTGGTCTTTCACCACTAGGTACATCATAAGTATCGTATAAACTTATCTCATCAATAACTTTTTCTCTTACTTTGACTCTAGTCATTAAATCTGTGACTAGTTTTTGATTACCGTCTTTTTTTAAATCGTAATAACCTTTTTCAAAATTTCTAAAATACATATTAGTAACCCACTGCTATTGTTTCTTTTGTCATTATTTCCATTTCAGAAAATACTAAATCCATTTTTGTCAATACTGGCGCCGCACCTTTATCGTCACCCTTAAATGTTGTAAACACACCTTCTGGTGAATAATCTAAACTTAAATCTGTAAGTGCACATCTACTAATTTTTGGTACATACATATTTGCACCGTCTCTATACATATATGTTATTTGAAATTGTGATGGCGCAGTTAAATAACCTTCACTATATTTTTCTGGCATCATATGAAACTTAAATATCTCTATAATTCTTTGTACTTCATCTTTTTCTTTTTCATTCTTTGGTGCAAACTCATAAGGAAAACTAAATGTTCTAAATGGTACACTTTTAAATACCATTTCTAAATTAGGGTTTTGTGAGAAACCTCTACCTTTATCAACTGCCGCTCCTATACCTGGTAATGCAATCTCTATGGCAGCTTTAGCAACTGACTCTAAAAAGTTTGCGCCCATACCTTTTAATGACTCACCTAGACTTGTTTTACCATCAAAGAAACCTGCCATTACACCTACAATACCTGTATCTATATTTTCATAACCCACTTTGTAATCAAACTTTACCGCTGGTGGTGTGTATAATATGATACTATCAGATATTCTAGTGTGTGTTTGTAATCTGGATTTACTATTGATACCTGACGTTTGATTTCGTAGTATCTTTTCACTACCTTTAGCAAAACCTTGTGCTTTTAATTTTTGTAATCTCTTTCCTTGAAAAGCATTTAGTTTACCTTCACCTACTTGACCTAACGATTCTGGATATGACTTTACATCATCAAAATCAGTCATTGCTGTTTTACCGTATGATGTTTTGTTATTCTCTATTACGTCAAATATAATGTAATGACCATCACCTAAATTAGTTGTTTCTTGTGGATATGTTGCGACACCATAATTAAATGGATTAGATACTTGTCCCATGTGAGCCACAGGACTTTGTGACATATCTAGTGGTGACTTACTTGCGAGTTTTGCCGCTAGTTTCTTTGGTTGACCAAAGGCAGCATTTTGAAAACCACTAATTAAATTACTAGCAATTTTCTGTTTGATTACACTCTTTACTTTGTTTGTGAAAAAACCCATTTAGTTATCCTTTATATATATTGTAATATTTATAATCAAATGAAGAAGTCTTATAAAGGTTTATATCGCCCGACACACCCTAAAAAATATGTAGGTGATGTCACTAAAATAGTATATCGTTCTCTATTAGAGAGAAAGTTCATGCTATATTGTGACCGTAATCCTGATATAACATATTGGGCAAGTGAAGAATTAGCGATAAGATATTACAATCCCATTGATAAAAAGTATCACTCATACTATCCTGACTTCATAGTTCGTACCATAAAAGGTGATAAAATACTCATTGAGATCAAACCATCACGCCAAACCAAACCACCAAAAACACCTAAAAAGAAAACTAGAGCATTTATGAGAGAGAGTTATATGTACATCAAAAATCAAGCGAAATGGAAAGCCGCAAAGAGATACGCTGATGATAATAATGCGAAGTTTAAATTAATTACTGAAAAAGATTTAGGTAGTTATTAAGGACTCATATCACTATAAAGTGACATTCTGGACCTATCATCATTTTTGCTGCTAGAAAAACTACCCATAGTGGTATTATTACTCACATTAGTATTATTTACAGCAACAGCTGAATTACTATTAGTGTTTTGATTATTATTTGTATTTAAGACTGGTAGTGGGTTTCCTGTACCTGAACCTGTGCCACTTTGTGCTGCAGCAATCGTAGGACTACCTTCTGCCTGTACAATCTCTGCAGGTGGGTCTGCGGGCATAGGTATGTTTTCAAGTTTTTGTAGTTTTATTCCTGGTACTTCATTAATTAAATCAATGGCACCATTTATCAAATTTATAAAAAAGTTTTGTATCTTGTTAAATATTTTTTTGAAGAAGTCAGATATTTTACCTGGTATGGCTTTTACATTTTCTACAAATGCGTCAAATGCCTCACCTAATGCTGTAAACTTTTCATCAAAGAAATCTTTTATTTGACCTGGTATTGCTACTATCTTATCTTTAAATTCAATTAGTTTTTCTTTGTTTTCATCTATCTTTTGTTTGAGTTTATCAAATGCAAATTTTAATACTATTAGACCTAATACAATCGCAGCGGCAATCAATATAAATGGCATAAATGATACAACAGCTGATTTTAAACCTGTAACTAATCCTTTAAACAATTTGGGTATTGCCTTTAACGGTTTTAACATGCCACCAAATATCATACCTAACTCTTTTATAGCGGTGAATGGCGCCATTAGGCCTTCTGTAAAGGCAGCACCTATATCTCTTAATCCATCTGGCACGTATTCTTCAACTATATTAGCAGCACGCTCTCTAATTGTCATTCGTGCGTCATCGCTTGTATCTTCTTCTTTTTTGTTTAGTACCTCTAATAACTTTGTTCTCTCTTTTTCTTTTTCTATAATAGTATTTTGTGATTCAACAATAGCCTCTCGTCTCGCCTTTGTATTACCTTTTTCATCTTGCACTAATTTTTTATTAGTTGCAATCTTATCTTTTAAATCTTTTATTTCTACTTCTGTTTCTTTTAATAGTTTTTCTTTTTGATCTATTTGAAATTTTGATAATATATTAATCTCACCCATATTAGTCACTTCAGCTTTTACATTATTCTCTCTTAACTCTCTAATGGTTTCTTCTGATTTGTTAATTCTTTCTTCTCTTTGATTTGCAAAGTTGGCAAGTTCTTTACTATAATCTTTTATGTTGGCACCAAAGTTCATTAATAACTTATCTAGTTTTTCTAGGCCTTGTGAAAATCTATTGACAGGCCCTGCCCTTAGGTCTTCTGTTATGTCGGCAACCATTTCTGGTATACTAGGTGTTACTGCTTTTGCGGCAGCGGTAATAGATACACTAGCAGATTTAAATATCATATTTGCAATGTCTTTAACACCTGCTGATATTAGTTCTTTTATTTGTGGGTTGCTTGTATCTAGTGTTGGTAATGCCATTATTTTTTACTTTTACTTGTTCCTGTGTATAAACCAAACCATGCGGCACCAGCACCAACTACAATACTAATTAAACCACTTTGTTCCATTGTAGGTGCAGATAAGTTCATATACCATATGACACATTTATACAATAAAACAATATAAACTGTTAAGAATATTCTAGGGAATATTCTCCAAGCGTCAACTGCTCTCGCCATATGAATTAATTTTGCGTATGGGTTGGGACCTAAATCTTTTATAGATGTATCTACTTCTAAATCAACTTTTACTTTTTTACTAATTTGTTTTTTATCAGCAGGTACAATAATTTCATCTTCTGTCTCACTCATTAATTGTTTTGCTTTTTCTAAATCACTCATTATTTTTTCATTCCCTCTCGTCTTCGTTTTTCGTTTTCTTCTTTTATATAATTTGAAAGTAGATTTACATATACCTCTTTTTCCCAAGGTAATAAATTATCTAACTCTGTCAATGAATATTTATGATGTTGCATAAGGGCAAAATTTGTTTCATAGTAGGCCTCTAGGCTGTTATGGGCGAGGCTTATTGAAAAAAATCTTGTAATCCCCTAAATGTCACCTTACTTTTTACACCAGTTTTTGGGTTAGTCACCTCAACTTCATGTCTTAATTGTGGTGCTGTATCAAAAAACTTTTTAATATCTAAAAATGCCTTTTGTGTAACACTTTCAATAAAATCTTTAAGTTCTTTTTGTGTGCTATCTTTCGCAGGGTATGTTTTGTCGCCCTCGTAAATGTGGTCAATACAAGAACAGATTACATTAAACATGCTATCTGTGTCTGTTTTATTTACATCAAAACCAGCCTTGGTTACTCCTAACGATGGATAATTTAAAACTAAACCTAAATTTCTTTTTTCATCTATTACAATTTTATTTGTGTGGTCATCTTCTACTTGTACCTCTACTTTAGATAGATCAAGTTCTACGTCTGCGACCGTTTGTTTATCATCTGGACAAACAACTTTAAATTTAGATATTTCACCTACTGACTTTGATCTTATTTGTAATAACAAATATTCAATGTCAAACATTGGTAGTTTATCTACATCTAATTTATCATATGTACACGCCTGAATTACTTGTTTCGTAGCGTTTATAATTTCGTTGTTGTCTTTTGATTCCATAGCCACTAATAGTATTTTTTCTTCTTTTACTAAAAATGGTCTATACTGCACTTGAGTATCTTGTGATGCAAGTGTGCATTCATATCTTGGTGTTTCAACTATTGGTAATGCCATTATATCTCCTTATATTATTATAATCTTAACGGTGGTATTTTAAATGGTGGGAAAACTCTACCACCAGTAACTCTACCTATCGGCGCTTTTCGTCTCAATTCATTCAACACATCACGCCCTGCTCTTCTTATCTCTGGCGGCAATTTACTAATTAGTCCACCAAATATACCACCTGCTCTTTTTACAGTAGGTGCTTTAAAATCTGATTCTCCTAGGTCTATACCACCTGCTTTATCAATAAAGTAATTAACCCAGTTTCTAAATGAAAAAGTAACATCAAATGTTTGTACAGCATTTGTCTCGTGGCTAAATGATACATCACTTATTATTTTTGGATAACAATCTAATAACCTAACAGCATAAGTGACATCATCACGCTCTTGCCTACTAGCATAGTTTCCTAACGCCATAATATCAACAGGTGAGACATAATCATTGTAGTAATTTATATTATGTGTTAGATTACTAAATGCTGCCTTTTGCCATATTTCAAAAAAAGTTCTTTCTCTCATAAACTTATCTGTATAAAATGTTGCAGTAACTTCTGGTGTGGTATAGTTATATACAAATTTTCTTACTGGACCATTATGTCTAATCTCTTTTTGTACAGCCTCTCTACTTGGCATAGTGATTGCACTACAAAATGCTTGTACACGTCTTTTTGTTTGTGGTGTATTAACAGATGCGATTAATTCTGGTATAGAGAAACCATTTTGTTCATCTTCCATGGTTTGAGTTGTCACTTGGTCTAGTGATCCACGTGGTAGTGCAAACTCTACATAGAACCTAGCTTTTCTTTGAAAGCCTTCTGCCTCATTAATCATAGCCTGAAATCTACCCATAGTAGTTTCAGGATTACCACCTGCCTTTTGTCTTAATCTTGGGTCACTTTGTACGTCATCTAGGCTTCTATCTCTAGGTAAACCTATTCGTATATCGTAACCACCAATTCTTTTTCCGCCTCTTAAAATAGCCATTAGTATGGTTGTCCTTTTTTAAATTGTTGTACTGGTAACATCACTGCCAATGCAGCCTCATCAAAATCAACTCTTAAAAAACTTGATCTAACGTGTCCGTACAAATATTTCTTAATCATATTTCTAGTTATACTCACGCCCTTTATACCATCATAAGTTGCGTCAATTCTTGTACTTGCTTTCATACCACCTGTGGCAAATCTTTGTAGATTATTTAATAAACTAACTCTTTGTACAGGTCTTATATAATGAAAGTTTAAACCCATAAACCCACCTGGTATTGTCTCTAAAGGTAATACAAGTGGAAACCTATCATACAAAGGTAATACCTGTTTATATTTAGGGTCATAATAGAAGAAATTTAGTCTTCCTCTACTAGGAATACCATTTAATTTACCTGACCTCATTAGGGCCGCAGCAGTCACTCTATCGCTAAGTGTAGCAACATTTTTTCTATACCAATCAACACTCTTACGAATGCCACCTTGTTGTATCTTTATAGGGTCTAGTATTGATATAGCCATTTGCTAATATTTATAATAAAAAAGGCGGCCTTTCAGCCGCCCTTTCAAAGTTTTTGATGTGAGAGAGAATTACTCCTCTTCTGCTAATTTACTAAAGTAAGATAACGTGTCGTCATCATCGCTAGCAGTTTTTGGAGCAACATCATTACTTTTCGCAACACTACCGTTTTGAGGCGGGAGGTCTGTTTTATCAGCAGTTGTTGCGCTTCGTACACCTGTAATCGTCCTATTCAGTTTCTCTTTGAGTTCGTCATAGGTTTTAAAATTATCGGGTGCAAGAAAAGGTTTCAAAGGGTGTTGAGAAGACCAAATAGATTTA